AAGTTTGTCGTGTGCCTTCTTTGCTGGCCTGTAACAGTGACGGAACATATTTTTGTTCTTCTTCAGTAAGTTGCACACTGCCAAAATTAGTATTACCTGGTGTAGTGGGCGTCTCAGTTAGAGTAGTTTGGCTGATCGGAACCTGTAGGTAGTCTACTTCAGAGGGCATAGTATGAGTAAAGCTGCTGATCACACAAGGCACATGAGGGAAATAGTGACTACCGTATCCATCTAAGAATACTATAGGTGGTGGATTGCCTACATTAGCACCTTGTCCAAAGAACATCTTAGTAGCCGCACGGAAGAAATAAACCGCAGCCATTAGATATTGTCCGTCTGCAGGACTCTGCACAGTAAATTCGCCCGACACCTGTATGTCTGCCACTTCTGAGTTGTTGTAGAAATGTGCGGGATAATTACTATGTGTAAGGGCTGCACTTGAATAGTTGGCATTATGTGTTACTGAAATCTGAGGAACATATGGCCAAATAACGCCATTGGTTTCAACTAACGGATACATCAGTGCATTTTCGAGTATCGTTGGATCTTGATAAAATATTCCAGCACCTGCGGCTAAACTTACACGGACACGCCAATCGTCTTCAGCGGCCGCAGTAGCACCGCCTGACCCTGAGGCATTTTGGAATCCAATGTTAGGTATAGATTTTGCTTTGCCCAATACTCCGCCAAGGCCTAATCCTGAATTGCCAAGGCGCTGTTTACTGGGGTTCAGCAGATCAAACACTGTGTTACTTCCTGGTATATGCCCCTTGTCAGAGGTGTAGCCCGGAAGGAAACTGTTTGACTGGTTATATAGTCCAGATAAATTTATAGCCATAATTTAAAATACCTCTTGCTTTAGTGTATTTATAGGTAATATAATAGTAGTAGTTTAAAAGGAAAACTTAACAATGCGAAAGGTCAACTACCTCAACAACAAAGATATACTAAAAGAAATTGCAAAAAGTAAACTAACTTACTGTAGTTTCATAGACGATAGTGTAAAAAGCTACGATGCTATAGTTACCAGCGTAGACAAAATCACTAAAAAATCCATACAAGAAGCACGCAAAGCTCGCGCAGAGCGATTAGCCAAAGAAGCACAAGAAGCTGATCTATTAAATGGCATTAAGAAAAAGTTAGACGAATACCTAACTCCTACCAAAGATATTCCACAAACAGATGTGGTTTTCCGTGTTATGACTTGGGAACACATACCAATCGACGAAGCTAAACAGAAAAAAGCAGATCAAAAAGCACAAGAAGAATACGATGCTGACGAAGATAATTTTGAAACAGAGTATGATGAACCTGTAGTGGTCAAGGGTGCTACTAAGTATACCAAAGTAAACTTCCCTCCGTTCCAACATTTCCGTGTAGATGAAGAAGGCACACCTATCTGTGTAGGCAAAAGCCATTGGAAAGGTGGTGTTGAAAAAGGTAAATTTTCAAAAGACCACGGAACCATGACTGCTAAACTCGCACACATGTTCATTAAATTATGTGAGCGTTATGCTACTCGTAGTAACTGGCGTGGTTATACCTATAACGATGAAATGCGTAGCCAGGCATTACTACAGCTAAGCCAAATTGGTCTACAGTTTGATGAGTCAAAAAGTCAAAACCCTTTTGCTTACTACACAGCAGCAATTACCAACAGCTTTACTCGTGTTCTTAACATCGAGAAGCGAAATCAAAACATTCGTGATGATATTTTAGAAATGAACAACTACAATCCAAGTTACACTCGACAAGGCGAGTGGGGTGCGGGTGGCGGGCATTACGAAGAATAATTTTTCTATTGTTGGTCAAGTTGATCTAACCAAAATAAGATCGTTTGCTGATCTACACCAATCTCTTTTGGCTGTTAAAAAAGATATTTTTCAAGATCATGAAAGGATTCTTTTTATCTATAGCAAACATTCGCATAATATTTTAAATCTCACTAAAGATCTTTTGATAGAGTTTGATATTCCTGAATATTTCACTCTATTTGAATCTATAGAATATTACGACCCTGAGGCATTAGATTATGATCTACATGATGGACACTGTATATATCCTTGGATTAATTTACGTATTAGCACCACTGGAGACATATCTCCTTGCTGTTACTATGATGGATATCTGCAGGACGATCAAGGCAACGATCTTAACATAAACAATAACAACCTTGAGGAAATATATCTAAGTCCTGCGATGAAATCATTGCGTGACCAACTTCGCACACATCAAAAACCAACAGGTTGTAAAAACTGTTGGGCGAGAGAAAAAGACAATCTGCCCAGCATGCGACAGAATGGTAAAAACAAATTTAAAGAAATTTATTACAAAGTTAATTGGAACGCTGAAGATATCAACAACCTTCAACTATTTGATTTAAATTTAGGGAATCTGTGCAATCTTTCCTGCAGGATATGCGGACCACTCTCCAGCGTAGAAATTGGTAAACAAGAGCTATCAGCTGGACGACTCGCAGAACAAGATTTCATAAAAATACAAAAATCTGTGCAATGGGAAGATACTGATCAATTCTGGCACCAGATGGAAGGACTAATTCAAAATATCAAATATTTAGATCTATATGGTGGTGAGACCATGATGTCTAAAAAACATTTTAATTTCCTAAGAAAATTAATTAACGCCGGAGTATCTAAAGATATTAGACTATTTTATAATACCAACGGAACATTTTATTCTGACAGATTTTTTGACTTATGGAACAATTTTAAATCTGTTACTGTGAATATCAGTGTAGATGATATCAAACAAAGATTTGAATATCAACGCAATGGCGGGGATTGGAAAGTATTAGAAGAAAACGTTAACAAATTTAAAAATCGCATCAGTGACAATTTTAATATAGAAATATTTCCCACGGTGAGTATACAAAATGTCTATTATATGCCAGAATTAGTCCAATGGACAGAATCTTTGGGATTACCCATCTACTTCAATATGTTGTTGGGTCCCGATTTCCTTTCCGTTGATTTGTTGCCTGCACCTGCAAGACTTGCGGTAATTGATAAGTTATCTTCGAGGAAAGATCACCCGTTAATCGCAAAATTAATAAACAAACTAAAAAATATAAATTACACAGGTAATAATAAAGAATTTTTTGACTATATGAAGCAGTTAGATATAGAAAGAAATCAAAACTTTGCTGATGCACACAAGGAAATAGCCAATTTAATGAACTATGAGTAGACAAATCAAGATTAATAAGGTATAATAAATGTATGGCTAATCTATTTAAAAAAGCGGCTGTTTGCACGGATATCCATTTTGGATTGAAGTCTAATAGCCAAACACACAACGACGACTGTTTGAATTTCATCAAGTGGTTCATTGAAACTGCCAAAGCTGAAGGATGCGAGACCTGTTTCTTCACTGGAGATTGGCACAATAATCGTGCGGCGATTAATATCGTCACACTTAATTACAGCCTTAGGGCATTGGAGTTATTGAATGATGCATTTGATCGGGTATATTTTATTCCTGGTAATCATGATCTTTACTATCGTGACAAGCGAGATATACAAAGTGTCGAATGGGCGCGGCACCTCCCTAATGTGCAGATTGTCAACGATTGGTTTGCTGAAGGTGATGTTACTATCGCTCCTTGGCTTGTTGGTGACGATCATAAGCGTGTTCACAAGTTAGAAGGCAAATACTGTTTTGGACATTTTGAACTACCGCACTTCATGATGAATGCTATGGTAGCTATGCCAGACACAGGTGAGATACAAGTAGAAGCGTTCCAAGGATTTGAAACAGTATTTTCAGGACACTTCCACAAACGTCAACAAAAAGGTAATGTTATCTATTTAGGTAATTGTTTCCCACATAATTATGCAGATGCTGGTGATGATGCTCGTGGTATGATGATTGTTGAATGGGGCAAGGATCCAGTATTCCATACTTGGGTCGATCAACCGCGTTATAGGGTGTATAATCTCAGCGATGTGTTAAAAACTCCGGAAACATTACTATTACCAAATATGCATTGTCGTGTTAATTTAGATATTGACATCACTTACGAAGAAGCTACCTTTATTAAAGAAACATTTGTTGGTACTTATAGCCTACGTGAGCTGACCCTGCTGCCAGTTAAAAACACAGATATTGGAACTGATATTATTTTAGGTAATATACAATTTGAAAGTATTGATACTATTGTCACCAATCAATTGACTAATATTAATAGTGATCATTACGATCCAAATTTATTGTTAGATATCTACAGGCACCTATAAATGATAGATCTATCTGAATACTCATCATTTGGTGACAAGTGGTTATATGATTTATTATCTAAAGAAAAACAAGAAGTATACTCTAATGATTTTAAATTGGTCGTAGCATATACCCAAGATGTGTTTAATAACGATTCAGCAGTAGGTAATGCACTATTACGTCTACAAGAATATCTATCTAAGTTAGATATCCCAAATTTCTTCGTTGAATTGCATACAAATAAAGAAGACATACACAGAGATCTTAAGACTATAAAAGATATTTTTACTCCTGCAGACGTAGAAATTAGTTTCAAACTAATGCCGGGCCGATTTCAAAAAAAGGTCATCAATCAAGATTCGATTTGTATTCTTCCATGGATGCATTTGCATATTAGTCCGCAAGGAAGAATAGGGACCTGCTGCCAATTTGACGAAAATTATCCTTTAGGCCACGTAAGTCAAGACGATCTTAACACAGTCATCAATAATGAAAAAATGAAAACCGTGCGCAGACAGATGTTAGCTGGGCAAAGACCTGATGTCTGCAACAACTGTTGGAGGCAAGAAGATAGGAATTTAATTTCTCTGCGACAAGAAAATAATAGTTTATTCCGACATCATATGCCATTAATAAACAAAACCAAGCCAGATGGAACATTTGAGGAATTCAAACTAAGATCTTTTGATTTCAGGACTTCAAATGTCTGTAATCTACGTTGTAGATCTTGCAGTGGAAAATACAGTTCAAGAATCGCACGAGAAGAAATCGAATTATATCCTGAAATATATGATCAAAATAATTTTGTAGAATTAAAACTGAATTCTGCAGAAATATCTAATGTATTAGGCTTCGTTAAAGAAAGCATCCATGAATTAGAACAAATATATTTTGCTGGTGGTGAACCATTAGTTATGTATGAACATTACATGATTTTAAATTTTCTAATAGAACACCAACGCACAGATGTTGAGTTAGTTTACAATACGAATTTATCTACACTCAAATACAAGAAATTTTCAATTATTGATTATTGGAAACAGTTTTCTGATGTAACTGTGTTAGCCAGCATAGATCTAATCGGCGAACGAGCAAACTACGCAAGATCAGGGGTAGAATATCGTGTAATAGAAGAAAATTATATAGCCATACGTGATTATGTTCGTGTTAAAATTGACAGCACATTGACTGTATATAATGCATTTAATTTAGTCGATCTACAGCAACATTGGATTAAAACTTTTAATATGCCTCCAGGAGATTTTAACATACGTATTGCGATGTTACCTCCAGAGGTTCTATCATGTAGAGTATTACCAAAATCATATAAAGAATCAGTAAGCAAAAAAATTGTTGATCATATCAATTGGTTAGGTAATATCAGTGGATCAGCGGCTCTTGTGGAAAAGTGGCAAGAAGTGTTATACTTTATGAATAGCGATGATCAGAGTCACCTCCTGGGAGAATTCTTCAGGATAAATGATGATAAAGATCGCATACGTGGCGAAAAATTTGAAGATGTATTTACAGAATATCAAAATCTAAGATCATATGTTTAAAATAAAATATCTCACAGTTAAGAATTTTATGAGTGTTGGTAACAGCACCCAGGCTGTTAACTTTGACCGCAAGGACCTTACCTTAGTCTTGGGCGAGAATATTGATTTAGGTGGTGATGACACAGGTGCACGTAATGGCACAGGTAAAACCACTATCATCAATGCCTTGAGTTATGCCTTGTATGGTCAAGCATTGACTAACATCCGTAAAGACAACTTAGTCAACAAAACTAATACTAAAGCCATGCTGGTTACCATCGATTTTGAAGTTAACGGTGTTGACTATAAGATTGAACGTGGGCGTAAACCCAACGTGCTCAAATTCTATATAGGTGATCAAGAACAAGAAGCCAAGGACGATAACAGCCAAGGCGACAGCAGAGAAACACAGGCAGAAATAGAACGCCTGTTGGGTATGAGCCACGACATGTTCAAGCACATCGTAGCCTTAAATACCTACACTGAACCGTTCTTAGCTTCTAAACCTAACGAACAGAAAACTATTATTGAGCAACTGCTGGGTATCACTCTGTTAAGTGAAAAAGCAGAAGCACTTAAAGAACAACAAAAAGCCACCCGTGATGCTATACAAGCAGAAGAATATAAGATCAAAGCTGTGCAGGATGCTAACAAGAAAATTGAAGAACAAGTAGAAAGCCTACAGCGTCGTCAGATGCTTTGGTTAACTAAGCACAAGGATGATACAGCTAAACTGCAATCTGCATTAGATGATCTGCTGAAATTAGATATCGATGTAGAGATTGCCGCACATAAAGAACTAAGTGCTTACGATCAGAAACGCAGAGACATCTCAGACCTTACTAAGGCCATACAGCGTGCAGAACAAGATGAGGCTCGTGAGCTAAAGACCGTAGAAAAACTCAAAATAGAAATCGCAGATCTTCGAGCACACAAATGCTATGCCTGTGGTCAGGATCTACATGATGAGAAACATGAAGAGGTGTTGAATGGTAAAGAGACAGCACTACAACAGACAGCCTTAGATGCTCTCGCACATAATACACAAATCATCGAGCTTAAGGGTGCGCTGATTGAAATTGGTGAGTTAGGTGATATGCCAAAAGTCTACTACGACAAAGAAGAAGATGCTATCCATCATCGTTCAACTGTAGCTAACCTGCAGAGTCAACTGGCAATCAAATCAACAGAGGCAGATCCGTATAAGGAACAGATTGAAGAAATGCGTGCTACTGCCCTTGCTGAAATTGATTATACCGTCATGAATGAACTTGCTCGTGTGAAGGAACATCAGGAATTCTTGTATAAATTACTAACTAACAAAGACAGTTACATACGTAAACGTATTATCGATCAAAATCTCAGCTACTTGAACGCGAGATTAAGCCAATATCTTGACCGTATTGGCTTACCCCATACCGTGGTGTTTATGAACGACTTGTCAGTAAACATCACAGAACTAGGACGTGAACTAGACTTTGACAACTTATCAAGGGGTGAGCGTAATAGACTTATACTTTCATTATCATGGGCATTCCGTGATGTGTGGGAGTCATTATATCAACCAATTAATTTATTGTTTATTGACGAATTGATTGACAGTGGTATGGATGCCAGTGGTGTAGAAAATGCTATGGCTATCCTTAAAAAAATGTCACGTGATGCACATAAATCAATTTGGCTTGTTTCACACAGAGATGAATTGGGTGGTCGAGTTAACAACGTTCTTACTGTGGTTAAAGAAAATGGATTCACATCTTACAATACTGATGTAGAAATTGCCTAAACATGGATGTCACTATCGTTGCAGTACCTTATGTAGAAACCGTAGAAGCCATTATGGCTCCTGCATTATTGAAATCAGTTTTGGCTACACACAACATACGTGCGGTTGCGATAGATCTCAACATTGAAATAGTAAATCGTATAGAGCATCACCCCCGAAAGCAACAGATACTTGATTTTTTCTTTTCGCAAGTAATACATCCAGAAGCAGTTGAAGACATTGAAGAAATTATCAACTACTGTTCTCACAGAATATTACAGTATAATACCCCGACTATAGCCATGAGCATGTTGATCTACAGCGGACAAATATTTACACGCTGGTTGTGTGCTCGAATTAAAACAATTAACCCGGCCGTTAAGATAGTTGTGGGCGGCACAGGTATCAAAAACTTCGTCGCAGAAGATAAATCTACCTTTTGTGAACAAGCCCGACAGCTTGGTCTAATAGATGATTATATAATCGGAGATGGAGAATTATCATTGGTAGAATATCTTAAAGGTAACTACAACTATCCCGGAATTAACAATAATGACTGGTTACCACTGGCTAATCTTAACGATCTTCCATTTCCTGACTATAGTGACTACGACTTTAGTCAATACAAGGACAAAGAAATACCAATAAATGACAGCCGAGGCTGTATCAAAAATTGTGAATTTTGTGATGTTATCGAACATTGGAAAAAATTCCAATATCGTACAGCAGATATCATATTTGAAGAAATGTTATATCAGATAGATCAGTTAGGTATTTCTTATTTTTCTTTCCGTAGCGCACTAACCAATGGTAATATGAAAGAATTTAATAAACTGTTAGATCTAATAGTTGATTATAATTCCAACAAGCCACGTGAAAAACAGATTGGGTGGAACGGATATTTTATCATACGTAATGCTAAATTCCATACTGAGGACCTTTGGAAAAAAATTAGTTTATCTAATGGACTATTGCTCGTAGGAGTTGAAAGCGTAGTATCCAGGGTCCGACATCAGTTAGGAAAGACCTTTGAAGATGATGACATAGATCATAATCTAAAACTTAGCCAGCAGTATGGTGTTCCTTTGATATTGCTGATGATCGTTGCATACCCAACAGAAACTCTACAGGATTTTGAATATACCAAGCAATGGTTTAGAAATCATAAACAGTATGCGAATAATTGTGTAAAATTTGTTAATTTATCTTTTGCATCAATATTGCCTGGCACACAGCTGGCGAGAAAAAGCGACGAGTATAGTATCAAAAAGGGATCATTACCAAGTATTTGGATCAATCAAAATCTTAGCATAACTACTAAACAACGATTAGATTATCTCCGAGAACTCAGAGATATAGTAGTCAATGAGTGTGGGTTTAATGCAGAAACCAGTGAACAAACTATCGAACATAGCACAACCGATGATACCTTCTAAACTAACTATAAATTTTCGGTTTGGCCTTTACAATGGGTCTATGTCTTTGCGTATCAGTGATAAAGATAAAGAGCTTTTTTATCTTTCATCAACTGATAAAGAATTAGTCTGTGCGGAGTTTCCTTTAGAATTACCAAATATCTTAGTGTTTGAGATTGAAGGCAAAAACCCAAAAACAGATACTAAACTAAGTTCCGACGGCCAGGTCATCGCGGATAAGTTTATTCAGATACAGTCTATGTCATTAGATCTTATTCCTGTGTCAGAACAACTGTTATTTAAAATTTTAAAATATACTCCAGCCAATCAAGATACAACCTTTAACACCTATTGGGCATTTAATGGTGTGGCGGAATTAGATTTTAATGAACAGACTGCGGTAAGATGGCATCTACGAAATAACAATGTGTTTAATTTAAATGTTTGATTATACTACTATAGACGAATATCAGATCGAAATTACAACTAATTGTAATGCGGCCTGTCCTCAGTGCCCTCGAAACATACACGGCGGTGAAGTTAACCCACATCTGCCAGTGGTTTATCTCGATCGCCAGACTATCGATCGTGCATTCCCTCCTGAATTGGTAACGAAATTACGTCAGGTATTCTTTTGTGGTAGCTACGGTGACCCTATAGTGCATCCAGATTTCTTAGATATACTCAGAGACTTTCGTGCAAAAAGCCCCACAGTGTGGTTATATATACATACTAATGCTGGTGTGCGCAGTCCAGACTGGTGGGCAGAACTTGCTGGTATTTTAAATGGCTATGGCAAAATAGATTTTGGTATTGATGGATTAGCTGATACTAATCATATCTACAGACGTAATGTCAAATGGGACAAAGTTATGGCCAATACCCAGGCGTTTATACGTGCAGGCGGAAAAGCACAATGGAACTATATTGTGTTTAAACATAATGAACACCAAGTCAAAGAAGCAGAACAACTAAGTCAAGCTATGGGATTTGAAAATTTCTTATCTCGCAATACTGGGCGTTTTTTCCATCACGGGCGTGTAGAAGAATTAGTTGCTTGGCCAGTAAAAAATGCCAACGATTTAGAGCCGCCTGTAAATGAACAGTATCGCAATCGTTCAATGATTAGGTTGACAGAACTTAAGAAAGAATACAATAATATAAGAGACTACTTTGACACTACAGAAATACGTTGTGATGCACTATTGGGGCGCAAAGTAGCTATTACTGGTGAGGGATTAGTTATGCCTTGTAATTTCTTTACACATAATCTATATGATAAGAGATTCTATGATGCTAACACTTTACCAGGGCATAATGAATTAAGCAACGTAAATGGAAAAAATCAAATTCAAGAATTAATCAAGCAGTATGGCCGCAACAATTTAGATATACACTTTAAGTCGTTGGAAGAAATATTTGCCAATGACTTTTGGTCGCACATTGTCGACAGCTGGAACAAAAATTTAAATGATGGTAGAATTTTTGAGTGTGCTATGACCTGCGGTAGCAAATTAACTAAAGTATGGGATCAAGGAGGCAGTAAAAGATGAAAATGTTAGTAACCGGAGGGAATAGAGGACTAGGATTAGCGTTAGTTAATCACTTTACTGCTGATAGTATCAGTCGCGCTGATGGATTAGACATTACTAAAGACGTCAAAGCTATAGCAGAACAGAGTTTAAATTATGACATTTTTGTAAACAATGCCTTTGATGGTCCCCCACATGAGCCATGGGCAAACTTTGCGCAGACTAATTTATTATACGAAGTATATCAACAATGGAAGACCAATAATAAAAACGGCTGGATATTTAATATTGGCAGTGTGGGTGAAAAATCTATCAAAGAACCAGAGCCTATGTTTGAAACCTATAGGACCAGCAAAGCCGCACTAGCACATGCCAGTAAGCAGTGCACCGCAGCATTTAAAAATAATTTAGTGCCGTTTAAAACAACTCTGATTACCTTAGACAGACTTGATACGGATCTTGCAAGATCTCGTCCTACGTGGACTGGTAATGGTATTAACTGCCAAGACGTAGCCAAATTTATTGATTACTCTCTATCTATAGCCGATAACAGTTGTATAGAAGAAGTTACTGTATATGTAAATTTCAATAGCAAATAATATTTGGTATGTTAACAATAGGCGATAGAGAAGTAAAGGTATTACATATAGAACCAACCGATGCGTGTAATGCGGCCTGCCCACAATGTCTTAGAGAAACAGACAAGACCTTTAATAAAGACGATCTACATCATCTGACTGTGGATCAAATCAAACAGCTGATCAGTGAAGATACCATATCAAATCTCAACAAGGTTTATATGTGCGGGGATTATGGTGATCCAGCTGCTGGGCGACATACTTTAGATATATTTAGATATTTTAGATCTATAAATCCCAGTGTAGTGTTAGGTATGAATACCAACGGGGGGTTGCGATCCGTAGAGTGGTGGCGTGAATTAGCAGAAATCATGCACCAACCAACAGCTCATCCGCAGGAATATGTAGTATGGAGTATAGACGGATTAGAAGATACTAATCATATCTATAGGGTCAATGTCAACTGGAACAAGGTCATAGAAAATGCCAAGGCATTTATCGCCGCTGGCGGACTTGCACATTGGGAAATGTTAGTATTTGAGCATAATCAACATCAGGTTGATATGGCCCAAAATTTAGCCAGAGATATGGGATTCAAATGGTTTAGAGCTAAGGTCAGTAAGAGATTCATACCTTATCCTGTAGAGTTTTTAAATCCGCCTAGCGGGTGGCAAGATCCTGTAGTAACACAAGGATCAATTGATTGCCAGGCTATTAAGGAGTCAACAGTTTATATCAGTGCCCGGGGCATTCTGTATCCTTGTTGTTGGTTAGCTACTGAAAAAGATTCAGAATTGGGCAATTTTTCTGAAGTTATACACACATGGAAATCTGATAACCCAAATCAGATCTGTAAGACTATGTGTTCAAGTAATAATAAAGGAACAAGTTTTACAAATCAATGGCAACGAGAAGTTGAATTTTAATTTCAATTTGCCTAAGGTTTAACTTTAATTAAAATATATAGTATTACATGTAGGAGAATAAGATGGCAGGACCAACCGCAAGAGTTCACCCAAGTCGTAGACACAACAACCCAATGCAGTATAAAAGTGGTAAACCAAGATTACGTCCACTGAATTTGACACAGTTAACAGCATTGATTGATAAAACACAACGCAAGAAAGACAAGGCAAAAATCACGAGAGAGATCGCTCGTAAGCAGGCAAAACTAGCAGTATAATTTTTTAAAAAGGAAACGAAAATGGCATTACATGACGATATTTTAGCAGCAGTAGACTTATATAAAGCAGAAGCAGAAAAATTTGAAGGCAAAGGCGTTAAGGCAGCGGCAGCACGTGCTCGTGGTGCTCTTGGTGATTTAGCCAAATTAGCCAAGGCCAGACGTGCAGAAATCCAAGACAAGAAAAACGCAATGGGTTCTAAATAAATAACACTATGTCATATGAATATCCTTGGACATACAATGGTAAAATCTTTGATTCTGAGGATATTCTTGACAACTATGGCTTTATCTACCGAATAACAAATACCACAAATGGCTACGATTATGTAGGCCGCAAATACTTTACTACAGTCAAAAAGAGACCACCTCTAAAAGGCAAGAAAAACAAACGCAGGGAAACAGTTGAAACTGATTGGAAAGAATACTGGGGCAGTAGTCCCAGACTACAAGCAGATATCGACACGCTAGGCCGAGATAAGTTCACACGCGAAATCATACACTTATGTAAATCACGTGGCGAAACCAATTACATGGAAGCCTATTACCAATTTACTGAAGGCGTGCTGTTGCGTGAAGACAACTACAATGGCATTATACAGATTAAATTAGGTAAGAATTCCGTTAAAGATTTAAAGTTTAACAAATAGGATATCAGATGACGTCTGTATTATTTTCTGGATGTTCTTTTGTACTGGGCTCAGGTCTAGACAAAACAAAAGAAGATCCTGGGAATTTTTGTAATGTGCTATCAGATAATTTATTTGGTAGCGACACAAAAATAAAAAATATAGCCGTAGGTGGATATTCAAACGAACGTATTTTTTTAGATACGGCATTTGAGTTAACACAATCAAGGTATGATTATGTTTTTGTTGGGTGGACATCTCTACATAGATATGTATTTTGGATGGGATTAGAATTATACGATTCTAAACGTAGTTTTATACCAGGTCAATCACTCAGCGCACTACCTGCACACAATGGTAATGATATTTCTTGGTCACAGGATCAATTGGCAAAGTTTGAAAAATATTTTTTATTATTAAATCACGCACACTACTATATTCGTGATCTGGTATCATATATTAACATTTTAATTAATTTAGCAAAAACTAAAAAGTCTAAGATATTTTTTATTAATAATTTATTACCGTGGGATACAGGATATTTTGATCATATTAAATCTGATATTACTCCGGGTTTGCTAACAAGGTATTCTAGAGAATTATTAAACAGTGATAATCGAGATGATCAAGAGATCAATCAACTTTATCACATGATGCACGGTCATTATGCTGAAAAAGGTGGCATAAATGAACCACATTGGCTTAACCTATATCAAAGTTTTTTTAACATGCGTATAGATTTTACTGATGATAATGTGCATCCAGGATACAAAAGCCACAAATTATTTGCTGACTTTTTAACTGAAGAATTTAAGAAACACAATTAGCCACTATCGCAGTTTATACTGTGTCATGAGGTGATCCTGCTCGCGTAATGGCCGCAGGTGGAACGTGTAGAGTAGACTACACACATGACGGCAAGGCGTATCAATTAGGTGTAAAAACCAAAAGATCCGGGCTCCGAAACAAACCGACCCGGGAGCAAAACATCAGTTGGCTAACTACGGCTGAGTGAGCTACCGCCAGAGAAATCTAGAGTAGGGGGTACCGGCTGACCGCCTCCGTGCTAATGATAGTAATCTCTTTTAGTTAGTGTGACTCTGCACTCGGATAATGTGCCTGTTTGCAATTTGCCTCGGATAGGTAAATTGTGACTGGCATCTGGATAATGCTAAGAACAGTAACATAAGTTCAAAGTTAATACAGTAGATAGAGTAGAAAGAAAAAGGCTTTAGAGCGCAAGCGATAAAGCAGATGTCGTAGACATCTTAAAACGAAGTCAACAAAAAAGCGTGAATAAATGAATATCCACGCTTTGTGCCATACCAAAAAGAACTTATTTGTTCTTCCAAATAGAATACAATACCCATACTGCCACTAAACCAACTACGCCTTCTGAACCTAAACCTTTTACGATTCCTGTTACAGAGCCAACAACGTCTACAGTTGGTACGAATGGGATAGCTGCTCCCTTGAATAATACCTGTAATACAAGCAATAACGCTAAAACTGATACGCTTGTATCTGCAAGGGCACTTGCCCATTTCTTAATTGTAGCTAAGATTTCCATACTATGGAGTCTCCTAAATAACCAACGCTGTGTCGCCACAGTGGGTAAACTATTTAGGTTCTTAGGAAAATCGTAATACTATAGGTTAATGATTTACGTTTTGGGATACTTATAGCTTAGAAATATGGAAGACCGGATTTGGTCGTAGTTTCTATGTGATCTTTGATCATCTTGCTGATTATTTCTCTGTCGTTGAAACTCAAGAGCATGCCTTCTTCGTAACTGAGTGCGCCGCGCATGTGCCAACACATCTCGAGTATCTCGCTGCGTGTGGCTTTTGTCTCTGCTTCAAACTGCTCGATCAGTTTTTCTATTTCGTCTAACTTTAGCGACAAAAGCCTTATGCGAAAAAATTTGCTTGATCAAACTCCAGGGCAGTTTCGTATTCGTGATTACAAGCACTGCAAGCGACTTTCACAGGTTTGATCTTATTTTTGTTCATAATATCCTGTATACGATCTCTGATGTCAGTGAAAGTTTGTCGCCCGCAGTTGTCTAAGAATTCACGGATCATCGCTGGATCGCTAACTGTTTTGCCGTCAGCGGTGATGCTTTCTATGCAGTCAACTAACACACTAATATTTAAATCGTTGATCTTAGCAAAACTCTCATCGAACAAGCGTTTCTTGTCTTCATCAGAGATTTCGCTGTCCAAAACATTATTAACTAATCGTCGCTCTTCAAATGTAGCGATGTTCATCTTATTAACATCTCTGTATTTTTGTGGTTTGAACTTGAAGATCAGATCGTCGATCTTAGGTTGTTCTGTGTAGTCTGCAGCTGAGATATTTTCTAACACTGTGGTTAAATTGATAGTGTGCTCGTTGGCTTCTTTGCATTCTGGGCAACTGGTATTGATGTCCATGCCTGTGCCATAGCTGGCTAACCGTATGGCGATAAAAATAGCGTCAAGATCTACAGCAGGAATATTCCAAGGATCTAATATAGTAGGACAACAGCTACGGATCACAGCAACCATGCCCTCACCGTTCATCAGTGCGTCTGGTGTTTTAAGCGTTAGCTCATCTTTGACTGTCATTGGATAAACAGGTATGTCTCCTGTTACACTGATCTGCAGGCTACCGTCTGGATAGAACCTACCTTGGCTGGGCAATTTCAGGTAAACAGCTGGCTGCCTAAAATGCTTGAATAGTGGGTTATTGGTGGGTTTTTCCATTGGTTTTTGATCCTCATAAATATATGTGTATACTTGTATATTTATTGGATAAAAACCTATGGCTGTAAGAATTGACGTTCCTGGAATTGGTGTAGTAGAAGCAGAAGGTGTAGCCTCTGAGGAAACCCTGCAGAGGATAGCTGCTGCACTGGAAAAATCGTCTGGCGGACTTGCCAAAGATCAAAAAGATCAAAGCAAAGCAATCAAAGACTCAACTAAAGCCCTTAAAGAAAATACCACGGGATGGGTAGCTGCAGGTGACAATCTCACACAGAGTTTTAAGAATCTCGCCTTAACTGCTACCAGCGTAGCAACAAAATTTTTTGCAAATTATGATACCATAGCATCAAGTCCAATCAAAGCCGGCCAAGCCCTGCTCAATACAGCCATTGATGTCACTGCGGATTTTGCTGGTGGTCTTGCCAGTGCGATACCTATCTTTGGTGGATTAGCCAAAGGTGCGATTGATGCTACAGCGGCTCTGGCCAAAGTAGCAAATGATGCCTTTGCTGATCAACTGCAAAAGAATGTTGATGCCTTGAGAGAATATGCTAAATCAGGCATAGGATTCTCGGGTGGCATGACCCAGATGCAGAACGTTGCCCAGGCTGCTGGATTAGGTATTAAAGATTTTGCACAAGGTGTAACCAGAGCCAAAACAGATCTGAATCAATTGGGCATGGCAGGTGGCGATGCGGCTGCCGCGCTGTCTAAAAATCTTGGACAGTTAGCTAAAAAAGGTCCTGGAGGCATGCCATCACTGCGTGATGAAATGTTTAAGATGGGCTATAGCTATGAGCAACAGATCGAAGTAGCTGCCAGCTTCATGGCCAACATGCAGGCCGCTGGTAAGCTGGAAAAGATGAGCAAAGAAGATCTGGCCAAAGGCACAAGGCAGTATGCCGCAGATCTAAAAGTATTAGCCGACTTCACGGGCAAAGATGCATTAAAAGTCCAAGAACGTGCTCGTATGGCCACTATGCGAGCAGTGATACAACAGAGATTAGATGATACCCAACAGGCACGATACAAAGACGGTATCAGCGTATTAGAAAAATTACCACACCATTCAGCTGAAGCTCAGCAGGCATTAACCCAGATGATTCTGACTGGGACCACGAATATCGAAGGCTTTACTATGGGTCCTCAACGCAAGATGATTGAGCAGATGGCCAAGGATATACAAAGTGGCACAGGATCTGTGATTGAAAACACTGCGGGGTTCATGAATCAAGCGCAGACTGAATTGCGTGCTGACTTAGCACAAGGTGCCATGGGCCTTAGCAAGACCATGGGTGTTGGCGGAGCCGCTGGTGCATTCTCGGATACCAGTGATGCTATCTTAGGCATGGGCAAAGTATCTGCTGATCAGACCAAAAAAGGAAAAGATGCTAACGAAAAAATGGCAACAGCGTTTGACAAGCTGTCGACAAGTCTGGCATCATTATATGATGTATCACAAAACTATAAGGTGCAGATTGAAGGGTTCTTAAACAGCCATCTCGATTTATATGCAGAAAAACTAAAAGGAGCATTTGAAACCACTACTAATACTATCTTAAAAGGTATAGGTGGTTTTGGCGGCGGCGGCGATGCAGGACTGCATCCGTCAACTAAAGAAATGATGTCCAAGGCCTTGACAGGTAAAGATACCAGTGGTAAGAAAGTTGGATTCTGGGAACAGTATTTTAACACAGTTGGCGCTGCCGGAGCCCCTGGAGTATTACCAGCATTCGCTGATGGTGGTAAGTTAGGTGCAGGCAAAGTTGGTATAGCAGGCGAAGCAGGACCAGAATTGATCAGTGGGCCAGCTACTATACTCAGCAACGCATCATATGAAAAACTTATGATAGCTTTAGATGCTATGAAAGAACAAAAAGGCATTCGATTGGGTGATAATGGTTTTGACGCAATGGTAGGAACAACCAAACAACGAGCCGAGATTCTTAATAAACGCACCAGTGGATTCGAAGGGCTGAGCCATACAGATTTAGAACGTGAAATGCAGTCACGCCCTGAATATCAGGCCATACAACGTGCTAAAGATGCTATGATGGAAGGTGAAGATCAACCAACTAAGTGGCCAGGCAAAGACGCCGCAGATCAAACTGTTGCTTTGTTGGGCGAATTAGTCTCAGCTATGAAACAGAACGTCAATCAAACTGCCAGAGTAGCCATGAATACCAACTAAAATAATTTGGTTAAACTATTGATCTCTGTTAAATAACAGTATAGACTAATAAATAGTAACCTAAGGCGCAAAATACTATGGCATGGAAAAAATACTTCAAAACCGCTAACCCAAACGCAAGTGGCCTAATGAGCCCGATCAGCGGAGGCAATGGCACACTACCCGACGCAGGTTATCGTAACTTTGCCAGCCAATTACCGGAAGTCTATATCGGACATCCAAACAGAACAGAACGCTATAATCAATATGAACAGATGGACATGGACAGCGAAGTCAATGCGGCCCTAGATATTATTGCAGAATTTTCTACACAGACCAACGTTGAAAATGGCACAGGCTTTGACTTATTCTTCAAAGAAGATCCCACAGATAATGAAGTAAAAATTATCCGCGAACAACTACAGCAGTGGGTAAGCCTAAACGATCTTAACAAACGCCTATTTAAACTATTCCGCAATACTATCAAGTATGGTGATCAGGTATTCCTACGTGATCCAGAAACTTTCAAACTATATTGGACAGAAATGTTCAAGGTAGTCAAAGTTATCGTAAACGAAGCAGAAGGCAAAAAGCCCGAACAGTATGTTATCAAAGATCTAAACATCAACTTCCAAAACTTAACAGCTACGGCCTTAAGCTCAAGCGATACGTTTATCAATCACCCACAAGTAGGTGGCCCCAGTGGTAGTTACGTGCAACCACAGACCCCTTACAGCGGAGGATCACGCTTTAGCCATGCGCAGAATGAAGCAGTTATTGATGCAGAACATGTAGTCCATGTGAGCCTAACAGAAGGCTTAGATCTAAACTGGCCATTTGGTAATTCAGTATTAGAAAGTATCTTTAAGATCTTCAAGCAGAAAGAACTGCTGGAAGATGCTATCTTGATCTATCGCATACAACGTGCTCCAGAACGCCGTATCTTTAAGATTGACGTAGGTAACATGCCTACGCACTTGGCTATGGCCTACGTTGATCGTATCAAAAACGAAATACATCAACGCCGTATACCTACGCAAACAGGCGGCGGACAGAACATGATGGACGCTACTTACAATCCATTAAGCACTAACGAAGACTATTTCTTCCCTGTAACCGCAGATGGACGCGGATCTACTGTAGATGTATTCCCAGGCGGTCAAAATCTTGGTGAAATCACAGACTTACGTTACTTTACCAACAAGATGTTCCGTGGCCTACGTATTCCAAGTAGCTATTTGCCCACAGGTGATGATGACAGCGAGCGCACCTACAGCGACGGTAAAACTACCACAGCACTGATCCAAGAATGGCGCTTCAACCAATACTGTATGCGCCTTCAGAAAATGATCGCAGAAAAACTAGATCAAGAATTCAAGATGTTCATGCGTTGGAGAGGTGTAAACATTGACAATGCAGTGTTTGAACTACGTTTCAATGAACCACAAAACTTTGCCAAATATCGTCAAGCTGAAGTTGATCAGGTGCGTATTACTACATTTACACAATTAGAGCCAATTCCTTATCTAAGCAAACGTTTCTTATTGGAACGCTACTTAGATCTCAGCGAAGAAGAAATGACACGCAATGATGAATTATGGGCTGAGGAAAACGGCAAAGTCAAAGACACAGAAGCACCAGTAACTGGACTACGCTCAGTTGGTGTAAGCACAGCAGGCATACAGCAAGACATGGATACTTTAGGCACTGCACAACCTGTAGCAGGTGCTGGCACAGTGCCAGGACAGACCCCAGGAGCAGGTCCAGACACAGTAGGTGCCCCGGGCGGCGCAGCTATGCAACCTGGCGGCAGCCTTGGATTGTAGGCATTTTGGTAAATAATCATATGAACCTATTTGAAGTATTTAAAGAAGCACCCACTGGATATCGCACCGAAAAGGACGATAACACGGCTCTTAAGCTCAGTGATCTGCGCAAAACTAAGCTGACTCTTAAACAGCTGAATCGCCTACGAATAATGAATGATGTGCGTAAATTAGAGCATGAACAGAAATTGGAAACAGTGCAAGATCAATATCGAGCTCCACCTCCAGAAACTGCAGCCATGTAGTTATCTGCCAAAACGATTCAAAAACATAGCATTTAACCTACTTTTTCCATAAATTTTGTAAATATATAAACATAATACATTTCACTTGAGTATTAGTCCGGATTAATATTAATTTTAAGGAGTTCATAATGAACAACAAATACGAACAATTAGTTGAATTCATCATTAACGATGAGACAGACAAAGCTCGTGAATTGTTCCACGAGATCGTGGTACAAAAATCACGTGACATCTACGAAAATCTAGTAGCTGAAGAAGATCTTGATGAAGTTGGTGGTAACGAAGTTGAAGATTTAGTAGACGAAGTTAGCCTCGACGAAGAAGGTATTTCTGAAGAAGAAGAAGAAGGTTCTGAAGAAGATGGCGCATTAGACCATGAAGAACTTGGTGCAGAAGAACATGAAGAAGAAGATTTAGAAGCTAAAGTTGATGACTTAGAACAAGCATTAGATGAACTTAAAGCTGAATTTGACGCATTGATGGCTGGTGAAGAACACGAACCAGAACACGCTGACATGGACTTTGGCGGCGACGAAGGAGAAGAAAGTGCTCCTGAAGAGTTTTACGAAGCTGAAGAAGGCGACGAAGAAGAATTAGATGAATCTAAAGAAGAAGACGAAGAGGATGAAGAAGAAGTTGATGAATCTATCGTCCGTGAATACGTAGAAAAAGTTGGTGATACAGGCCAAGGTTCTGAAGGTAAGATGGCAGGCACAGGCGCTAAAACACCAGCAACAGGCGGTAAAAATACTAAATCAGTTGTAGCTGGTAAGAATGACATGGGTGGTACAGCAGTAACATCACATGGTGGTAATGCTAATCAAGACGGTAACCGCCCAGCAGCTAGCGAAAAACCAAAAGGTGAATTAGTTAGCAACCCACAAAACAAACCAGGTGCAAATGCAGGTAAAACAGCATTTAAAACCAAAGAAGCACAGCAAGGTGGCCAAGAAGGTAAACTAGCTGGTAACGATGGTAGCGTTGCTATTAACAAGCAAAGCCCATTAAGAAAATCATAATTAGGAAACTATAGCAATGGCTTTATATCTTAAAGAGAACTTAACATTTGACGCAGCTCGTATGGAAGTTATTAACGAAAGTACTGCTGACGGCAAAGGTAAGAATCTTTACATGAAAGGTATATTCATTCAAGGTGGTGTTAAAAATCACAATGAGCGTGTATATCCTGTAAATGAGATTGAAAAAGCCGTTAGCACACTAAATGAACAAATCAAGGGTGGTTACAGCGTATTAGGCGAAGTTGATCACCCTGATGATTTGAAAATCAATTTAGATCGCGTTTCACATATCATCATTGACATGTGGATGGATGGTCCTAATGGTTTTGGTAAATTAAAGGTTCTTCCTACTCCAATGGGTCAATTAGTTTCGACCATGTTGGAATCAGGAGTAAAACTTGGTGTTAGCTCTCGTGGTAGCGGTAACGTGAACGAGACTGACGGCAAAGTAAGTGACTTTGAAATAGTCACAGTGGATGTAGTTGCGCAACCAAGCGCACCAAATGCGTATCCAACAGCGATTTACGAAGGACTGATGAATATGCGTGGTGGCAGTAAGGTATTCGAAATGGCTAAAGAGGCCAGCGCAGATCAAAAAGTACAGAAATATCTAAGAGAAGCCGTAAAAGGCCTTATCAAAGATCTTAAAATTAAATAGGAGATCGTAATGTTAGATGCTATCAAACCATTGTTAGATAGTGGCATCATCAACGAAGAAACCCAAACAGCGTTAAACGAAGCTTGGGAATCTAAGTTAAATGAA